TAGTATCTTTGTAAATATGTGGTTCGTATTTTGGCCATAAACCTAATTTCGATGGAGTCTCTGGAATAAAACAGCCGTCTGTACTATCATACTCGTAGGTAGTAATTGTATCATTATCAGACATAGCAACACTATCATCGATGACGATAAATCCCTGACTTCCAAATATATAATCCCTACCGTGTACCAGCTGTATGCCGTTTAAATACACACCAACTGCATTATTAGATAATGTATCTAAAGAAAAAACATTAGTCAACGGATACTGTTTTATTCTTTGGTCGACGACTGTTAGGTCAGTTCTAATATTAGCACCATATGGTGCCATATCACTAAAATAATAAGGACCAGTTTTTGGTTTATCTTTGTTAATTTTTTGAATTATTAAATTAACTAATGTAACAGGGTCTCCCTCAACTCCTAATGTACTGGCTGTTTTAATAAAATTTCTTTTAAAATTATTATAATCGTTTCTTGCTTGCTCTAGCGATTTAACAATATTGTTCGACTGCGATGTTATATGATACATTGCAAGACTCATTGGGCCGCTATGCTGAACAAATTTAGTACCGTATTGTGTAATGTTGCCTAAATCTCTCAAATTACCAGCGCCGGGAAATGCCCCTACAAAGGATGTATTTAAATTATCAACAATTGATGTTACGTGGTCTGTTACTTCTCCAAGTGTAAAATCCCCCATTGTATTATTCAAAGGATTATTTTGTAAATTAACAGGAATTTCGTAATAACCATTAGCATTAATCGGTTGTGCTGAAAAAGCTCGTATAGTTAGTACGTCGGTTAACCTGATATCAGATACTAATTGTATTTGTTTATAATGAGGAACATCGACAATCGACCATAAAGAACGATCTAATCGTATACCATTAATATAAATTTTAACAACTAAGTCTTCTAATTTTGTATCATCATCAAAAATATCAATATTAAAATTATTAGTTAATCCAGAATTTTTATAAATTCTAATCGCGGCTTGTGTATCAGATGTAGAACATACTTGCCACCCATTTTTATACAGATAATTTCCAGCATAATCTTGACTAATTAGATAACCCGTATCAATCTTTTGAGAGATAATCGATGTATCTTGCTTATATTCAAACGAATCTGTTGTTAGTGTAAAATTAAAAACTATATCGCCTATATTATTAATATTTTTATAACTTAACGGAAATCCTAGCGCATTATCTACTGCGCCGGCACCGGCCTTATAAGAAAATAACGAAGTTCCTTTAAATGTAGAACCGTTATATACATTAATATCCCCATAACTAATCTTATTTGCATCAACAATATCAAATAACGGAGCTTGGTTAACTTTAGTTTTTTCCTGGCCAGGCAACCATGAATTACCGTTGTACCAGTACGATTTTCCTAAATTCTTTAAACCCGATTTAATAAATGTAACTTGATTTAATACAGGGTCGGCTATTTCAACTAAATGAATTTGTCTACTTCCTTCGTTTAGATGAAGTACATCTACAAATGTAACTTCAAATATTTTATTTGTTACAAGTCTATCTTTATCAGCAGTAAAAATAATTTTTTGCCCTTGGGCTAATTGTACTCCGTCGACATTATAGCCGTACGATCCTTCTATTATTGAAAATGCATCTGTTGTATAATCATCTATCAAATCAACGTCAGCTATAGCATTTGTTCCAAAATTAAACAATTTTAAACTGGCTTCAAATTCTATAATTGGTCTAACTGCACGAGCAGATTGATCTAAACTTGCAACTCCAGAATTATAAGTTGCACTAGATATTATTACATCTTTATGAAACCATCTGTTATAACGACTCCAGTTATTTCTGTCATGGCTTGCTCTATTGATTACAATATAATCAACGTTTCCAGCAAATCCTGTAGCATCACTAAATGGTTTTGAATCAAATTTTTCGCTGTCAAATGGAATTGTTTGCTCTACTGTGTAAGAATTTATAACTTCTAAAACAGATGTTGATATTAGTTTAATAGATTTTCCAACACCTTCCACATAAAATTCACCGGTTGCATATTCAAAGGGGGTAACATTTCCTTCAAAGGAAATTTTCATACCATTACTAAGAGGTATTCCGCCTGGCAGCGAATAAGTCTTTTTACCTAATATATCATGTTCTACATCTATAAATGTATCTTCTGTAATAGATGCTGTTTGTATTACGCCGCCTAAATTTAAATCAGATTCGCTTTGATAATACAATACTGTAGGGGCATCAAACGGAACTGTAAATTTAATTGTTCCGGTTTCAACACCATAATTATCTATAGACGAAACAATATACCGATCATCTACACCTAAACTTCTAGCAGTTTTAAAACTAAACGGATTTCCAGGACTATTAATTTCAAAAATATATGTTTGTCCTCTGTATAATTTTAATACTGGATTAAGAGAAAATCCATTAGGTGTAAACAAATATTCATTACTATTAATTTCGTTTTGAATCTCAACTGTATATGTACTTACAATATCGCGTTGCTGACCTGATATAACAATTTTTTCAGGGCCGTACGGTAACCAATAATAGTTTTGAAAATTAACAAACTTATCCCAGTCAATGTGCGGATCCCAACTATAAAACTCTTGTTTGTTTAGTCTGGCTTGATTACGAGCATTGCCGCCAAACACTCCTATTTGATTAATGTAGTCCTGATAATCTTTAAAAAATGTAGTATTTCCAATACTATCTTCAATTACAATACTTGGTTCAAGTTGATAATTTTGTCTTTCAGCAGATGGCGCCGTTACGTAGATATCGGCACCAGATGCACTTTTTGCGTTCTGTCGTCCAATATACCCGTTAACTTTTGTAACTGTTCCTTGCTGAAAAAGTTGATCTATTGTTGCTTGTAAAAACTTTTTATTAGCAGGAGTTTGATAAAATTTAGGTAATAAGTTTGAACTTAGTCCCTCATTACCGATTGGATTTTTACTGTTAGCCATTAGTTATCCCGAAAGTTGCTGTTGTTATATTCTGTGAAGTTATAAGATTACTTGTATTTTGACCTGTTGTTGTTTTAAGATTATCACTTGTTAATCCCGAAGTTATGATAATATCAGATGCTTGAGCACAACTGACAAATATTCTATTACTTGGGCATTGAATTTCAAATAAACTTCCAAAATATAGGCTATTTTGTTTAGGTACTATAACAAAACTACTAACATCAGGTGTAAGCTGATTAATTATATAAGTTGATAATTCTGTAAAATAAAATGTATCTCCAAAATTCCAATTATCTAAAGAAAAGAATTGATTGAATGATGTTATTATTCTTGAAATAATATCGTTATCACTAGCTGTACTACTTGAATTCTTAACAACATTAAATGTTGCTTGTAAATTTAAATCTGCTTGAGATCCAAATAGTAAAATATAACTAACCGGATGATAAATTATTTCATCACTTATAGATTTAATTACATTTAAACTAGGGCTTAACAAACTGTTTAATTCTGCACTACTAGGAGGTAATGGTTGTGCAACATTCGCTCCTAAAAGCCATTGCCTAAATTTTGTATCGTAGCTAACTGTTAGTACATATACATCCATAATATTGCTAGATCCTGGATCTATTCTACTATCATAATCAGCATTGTGAATATATTGAAATTTCAAACGATCTCTTCCAATATAAACTTTATAGTCTAGTGACGGAGTTAATGAACTAGTTTTTGCATTATATTTTTTAACAACTTTAGTATCAACAAAATAAAAATATTGACCATTATCATAAGAAGAATATACTTTTGGATCTGTTGGTAAGATTACAACTACTGGATTAGCAGGATCGTTATAAACATAACGATAATCTTCCTGACCAAGACTAATTAAATATTTTTCTTGAACAATATACTTTGTTAGCGGCAAATACCCTGGCTCGACTATATCTAAAAATATTTGCGGATTATCGACCATTCCATTGTTTTCAGAATCTGCAAATGCTACAATAATTTTTGAAGGGTCTACATACCCATCTAATCCTACGTATGGTGCTGTTATTTTCCAGTTTAAATCTTTAGTAAACGGATATGTGCCATATACATCACTGGAGCTTCTAGGATGCGGATTAATACTCAAAACTTTTAAACTGTCTGTAATAGTTTTACTTGATACAGTATCGTATATTTTTAAATTACTATCAAAATAAAATGATATTTCTTTACTACTTTCAAATATGTATCTCAGCAAACGTGTTCTAATTGTATAAGTTTTGTTGTCAGTAGTAAACAATAATACCCAACTTGAATCCTGTTGGGAATTAGTAGTATCTCCTTGGTTGGCAAGGCTAAACGAGTTGGATACATTTAAATTTGATTCAAATACTATTTGCCAAGACTGTGTTACAGCATCGTAGCGTAACCCGAATGTATTATTTGAAAAAATCAAATCTATCATTGTTGTTATAATAGAGGAACCTATTCTAACAGATAGCCCTGGAATAATTTGATCAACAATGGCATTTGTAGGAATAACTTTGTTTAATGTTATTGCGCCAAATCCTGTACTACCAAAAAATCCATTTCCGTCGCCCAACCCGTTACCGTTTATCGATACAATTTCGGCCCATAAGTAACTTACAACACCCGATACATTAGGAGTATTAACTAATTGATTTAAATTATTAGTATCGAAATAATATCCAGCAGGTGCAGTAAATTTTACTAAAGCACCAGTTGTAAAATATTTTAAATTTGTAGTTGTGTATGTTGAAACTTTATATGGTGTAGAATCGTCAGAATTACCAACATAACCAGTGCAACTATTACTATCAGATGTATGATTATACCAAGCAATATTTAAACTAGAAGTAATATAGTTAATATAATTTGCAAGATAAAAATTCTTTAGATCAGGATCATCAAGCAAATTAAAAATTTGATTATAAATGATTCCTTCAATATCTGTTTTAGTAACATAAGAAAAAGTAGATGTTCCAACATACGGTTCTTGATAAACAATACCATCGTTGGCATATAAATTAGTACTACTATACTTTCCTGTTGGGTCTACTAAATCAAAATATCTGCTAATACCGCTACTAGTTCTGTTTACTGATTTAATTTTAGCAACAGATTGTGTAACACTAAGAGGACTAATATTATAGTCTTCTCCTGTAATCATTCTATTTTGTGTATAGTATGTTGGAGGCGCATTTGTCTTAACACTATTATTAGATTCAGTGGGGCTACTATTACTAACAGCTAATGGTAGACCAAGTGTTAAAGACAATATTTCAGGCTGACCATTGGCAGAAATATAAGGAATACCAATACTGATATTCAATATATCGCTAGGATTTATAGTATATGATAAACCATTACTTGTTCTGTAATATATTCTAAAATTTCCCAATGGCAGCTGGCCGAAAGTACCGTCTGCAAATGCTAAAGTTATTGCATCGCCTGCTCTAGATATGACATTATAAATTGTTTTTATATTACTATTAAGACTATTATAGATAATATTATTACCGACCGTTGATGGTACTTGTGTCCATAATGTATTTTCTAAACCAGTAGTCTGATTTAATTGATAAAGCCATACATCTGTATTATTGATATTTTGTGTATCAATATCTATTGTTTCGTTGCTAGTTGGTTGAGTAACATTAAATGTTGCTTGATTCAATGTACCTTGTACAAAGTGAAAAAAGAATCCAGTATTGGGACTGCCTGCACCGTAGCCGTCATCTCTGTATATACATGCAATACTATTTCCAACCTTTGGAGGCTCTTCGTAAATAAATGTTTTTCCGTTAAATGTTGTGCTTGTTACTTCAAAATCCATGCTTCTTCCTGCAACTGGTTTTGAAAAAGAATACACAGGAACTCCGTTATTATTAGAATTAAATCGATACTGCGCTGTGGAAATTCCGTAGATAGATGCTGAATCTATAGGATTACCAAATTGTTGTGTCTGTGGCAATGCGGCATTCATTATCTTAATAAACTGATCATACCAGTTACTATTGCTAGGATCATTCCAAGTTACTACTTGTCCTGATAAATTTATTCCGTTACTATCTAAAACTGTTTCAGTGGTAGATATGGTAGATACTTTTAATAAGCCGCTTGCAGGAACATTTCTACTAGCATTATAACTAATCATACGTGCCAGGCGTAGTACGCTGTCTCTACGTTCTGCTAGCTCTAAGAAGTTTTCACGAGCGTTCAAATCCACACGGAAAGCTATGCTTTGCCCCACAAAAGCAATAAGATCAATGAGGGCAAGATATTCGCTAGACTCAATATAATCGTTAAAATCTTCAGGAAAATTAGCTCGAATATAGTCGATCATCGTACGACGCAAGTTTTCAAAGTCGTAGCTTTGGAAGTCAGCGTTCTTGAATGATTGATAAATTTTCTGCCAGTCTTCTGAAACTAACAGGTTATTTTGTCTATCCGTTGAGCTCATAATGTATCCTAATAAGTGTATTTATTAGATCAAATTATGTGGGTAGTTTATTGTCTCGTCAACCCGTTATTCTGATCAAACTTTAATCTCATGCTTTCTTGTATGTTGTAAAGCAGATATTCTAACGTACATTGTATTTCTAAACCAGTATCGTAAGGAGTAATAACTATACTCTTGGCTCTTACTCGAGGGTCACTACTAAAAATCTCATTTACATTTTGCAAAATAAGATTTTGTATTTCATTAGTTAACGGTTCGAATATAACGTCCCAAATTATAGTTCCAAAAGCTGGATTCATTAATCGCTCGCCTTGCCTTACATAAAAGTGATTTAATAAATCTTGTTTTATTAATTCAAAATCAAATAAAGAAAAATTTTCAGTTGATTTACTAACTGTACTAAATCCACGATAGCGTCTTGTTATAGGCGGTGGGTGAGCTGGAAGAGTGTGAACTTCTTTGGTAGTGTATAAAGTATTTGCCATAATTATATTGTCCCAGAGTATTGGTCTTCTATTTGACCTTGT